ACCTGTGCAACGGTCATGGGGTCAAGCTGCGCCTGACCAAATCGTGCAAGTTCCATGTCATTCTCCTTCGCTTGCGCGGGTCGCCGCGCTCGGCCGGGGGCAACACGCCACCGACAGGATCAGTATACCGCTAGCGATACAGGCGTCAAGCCCAGACTTTCACCAGCGTTTCTGCGGTCGGCCCCCATTCCTTGCTCGCCGCCAGCATCGCGATCTGGCTGTCATCGACGTAGACGATCCCGGTCATGGCGTCGTTGGCCGCACGGGCGAGTTTGTCGAGGTCGTAACGCATTGGGGCCAAAGGACTTCCGGGCCTGACAAGCCCCTTGGAAGTCAGGTGCGACTTCGGGCGCGGGAAGCGGAAGCAGAGTTCCACGGCAACCACGCCCGTGGCCGGCGGCTCGGTCCACGCCTGCCTCGCGCACATGGCGAACACCGCCCGGTACGGCTTCACTTGCTTGCTCGACTCGACCAGAACCACGCGGCCGTTTGGCAATTTGAACGCCGACTTAGATCCCTGCGGGGCGGCGAATCCCGGCACGACAAATTCAATCATTGCGGACCCTGTGGTTGGAGGCTGCCAGCACTTGGCGGTTCACCTGGCGTATCAATTTCGCCATCTCCTGCCGCAGGTACACGACCTCCTGCATGAGTTCAATCGTGAGCGGATCGTTGGTGCCGCTGTCTCGCACGCGGTCCACGACGTCCTCGTCCCGTTCCCCTCGCCCCGCAAGCATCCTTAGCCTTCGCCTTCGTACATGATGCGCTCGATGCGGGCGGGCAGGATGTTGCGGAGTTTCCGCACCTCGTCGCGCAGGACGCGAATGTGCCGCGCCGCCTCGCGCCGCTCGGAGTTCGCCATCTCGCCCATGCCAGGCCAGTAGATGTCGAGCCGCTCGAGGATGTCTCGCTCCTGGTGCTCGTCGCCGGGGTCGATCACTTGTCGGCCTCCTTGAAGCAGTCCCAGCCGCGGTCCGCAGCGCACTCTCGCGGTGGCTGCGTCGATGCGTAGCAGACCTCGCGCCTCGCCTCGTCGCGCTCCTTCTGTGCGGCGTTGCGCTCCTTCAGCAGGCGCAGCGCGTCGTTCTTCCACCGTTCCACGTCGGCCCTCGCCTCGTCGCGCTCGGCGGTGAGGCGGGCGATATCGGCCTGCATCCTGGCGATCATGGGGCTTTCGGTGAATCCGTACGGTTTGTGCTCGTCGCGTGAGTCGGTCATTGCTTCGCCCCGATGCTGACCTGCACCGCGATTGGCAATTCCTTGACGAGTGCGGACACGCGCTCCTTGACCAGCCGCTCGACCTCGTCTGCGACCAGCTTCTCCATGCGTCCCTGGACTGACTTCACGGCGATCTCCATCATGCGCTCCATCGACACTTTGATCTTGTCGTTGTAGTTCTCCTGCGCGATCAGGAACTCGGCCTGCTCACGCAATGCCTGGTCCATCATCCGCTTGTAAACGGCGATGTCCAACTTGATGCGGTGCCGGTGGTGCGTCCTTTCGTTGTCAACTGATTCCTCGAGCACGGCAACGTCTTGGTCCCTGATCTCAAACGTGATTCCGTCTTTCATGGCTTCTCCTCGTTCAAAGTTACCCCCGCGCCGTGTTGGAAACCACGATGAGGTGGCACGGCGCGGGGGCTTTCCGGCAACGCGCCGGAGGGTGTCTGTGGCTCGCGGTCGATCTCGCGCAGCAGGGCGTTGATTGACTCAAGCGCCTCGTTCTGGTCGTGCTTGAACCCTGCGGCCAGCGCCGCTGAGAGCTGCCGCAGCGGGGCGGCGGCGGCGCGGATCTGCCCGATGCGCGCACGCAGCAGCATGATCGTGAGGCCGCGCTCGTTGAGCGCGTGCTCGTACCAGGTCGGTTCAGTCATCGTCGCGCTCCCTGATGATGCGGACGGTCTTGGGTGCGCGCACGACGAGCGTGACCTTGCCGACGTTGGACGGCGTCGGGGCAACGGCGGCCACGGCACGGCCATCCTCGTCCACGATCACGACCGACTGGCCGTGCCGCAGGGTGACGGCGACGTTGCCGGCGTTCGGGATGTCACGCATGGTCAGCCTCCCACTTTGCGATCTTCTCCCCGATCCAGGCCATGCAGTTGCAGGCCATGCTGTTGCCCAGCGCCTTGTACCGGGGGCCGTCCGGGCATTGCTCTGCGGGCTTGCCGCGCCACGGGATGCGCGTCCACCCCCGCGAAAATCCCTGAAGTGCCTCACATTCTTCCGCCGAAAGTCGGCGCACGGTCATGGCATGGGCCACCGCCGGCGGTTGTCCACCACCGGACGGACTTGGAACGGTGAGCGTCGGCTGCACCTCATGGGCAAACTTCGGAGTCTCGTAGGTTGTCAGGCCAATCGCCACTGCCACCGTGGTCGCCCGCGTGTCGCCTTGGTCGAACAGCGAGAGCGTCGGGTTGACCTGGCCCTGCACCCAAGTTTCGTCATCGGTCACGGACTGCGCCCGCTTGGCCTTGGTGAAAGGGACGGGCTGCAACACCGCAGGGAAACGGTTCTTCTCCGGCATGGTCTGTCCCTTGGACAGAACCGCATCAAGCGTCTGACTTACTTGCCCACCGTCCCACCAGCAACCGCCTCGAGCGCCGCCTTCAGCATCGGAGGGAGCGTTTTTGCCCTTCTTTGACTGCGCCTCAAGATGCCGCTGCAAGCCTTCGCGGACAGCGAGTACCTCAGCGGCAGCGGTCCAGTCTCCAAGACATCCGACAACGAAGACACGTCGCCTGCGCTGCGGGACGGCTCGGGGCCATCCCCCCACTCGCACGTATTGAGCGTCAAGGCATCGGTAGCACCACCCATACCCGAGTTCGCCCAACGCCCCGAGGAAGGTGCCAAAATCCCGTCCTCCGTTCGATGACAGGACACCGGGAACGTTCTCCCAGACAACCCATCGAGGCTTGAGCCGAGCAGCAATCGCAAGGTAGGTGAGCATGAGGTTGCCGCGGGGGTCTTCAAGTCCCTTGCGGAGTCCTGCAACGCTGAAGGACTGGCAGGGGGTTCCTCCGACCAGAAGGTCAACTGTTCCTGGCTCAATGGGCCACTCCTCGAACTTGGTCATGTCCCCGTAGTTGGGGACGTGCGGGAAGCGGTGCGCGAGCACCGCAGCAGGGAACGGCTCGATCTCGCTGAAGCCGACAGGCTCCCAGCCGAGATGGTGCCACGCGACGCTCGCGGCCTCAATGCCCGAGCATACGGAGAGGTATCTCATGCCTTCGCCTTCGCGCCCTGGCGCTCAAGCTCGTCGCGCAGCGCGCCGCCCTCCGCAATGGCGATGACCTCCGGCATCGGGAAGTCGTTCGGCACGTCGTGCGGCGTGTTGATCGCCGTGCCGTCGAGCCGGATCTCGAGCAGGTCCCAGGACTTCAGCCGCCAGTACCGCGTCCGAACGCTGCCGTGCTGGTGGAACCGCTCGTTCTCGTCCTCGACCCACTTGGCGTCGACGAGCACCGATACGTCGTTGCTGCCGAGGTATTCGGCCAGGCGTTGGTTGGTGCGGGCGTAGTCGGACGTGAGCGGAACGACGTGGTCTACGTGCAGGATCATGCGAGCCTCCATACCCGAATCAGGCGACCATGCGTGGACGGGCGGCGACTTGCGACCACCTCGCCAGTCCATGCGAACTTGCCGTCGAACACGCTGCCGGCGGCGTTCCCGAGGTCAGCGTAGTCAAGGCCGTTCTCGGCCATGAGCGCCGCGACCTCGTCGGCGGTGACGGTGTTCCCGTTGCGTGCGATGAACGCGGCAAAGCCGCGTGCGGCGGCGAGGAGTTCATGCCGGCGGTCGGCGGCCAGGGCCTTGCCGATGACCTTGCGCCGCTCGGCCTCGGCGGTGTCGAACAGGTTCATCGGAACCTCCTCGTCCGCAGCTTGCGCGGGTCGATGATGCCCATGTCGAGGACGGTGTAGCCGACCCCGTCCGTGTGAGCGATCATCACCCCGAACAAATCGTGCGCCCGTTCGATGATGTTGTTCACCGTGCGTGGCGTCACGTCCCAGCGGTGGGCCAATTGCTTCCGCGTCATCGGCTCGGTGCGGCAAATCTCGACCATGTCGAGGATGCGGTCCACGAGGGTTTCGGTGTCCTGCCTCACAGTTCCACCTCCGTGTCGGCGTGGACGGCGAGGAAGTCGCGCTCGGCCTGGTGCAGCCACAGGATGGCTGCGTCGAATTCGTGCTCGGCGTCGAGGTTGCTCTGGGCGACGGCGCGGGTTGCGGCGATGACTTCCGCGCTGACCGAGTCGCCGAGTTCCATCGCGGCCGCGAGGAGCACATTGTCGTACTTGCGGCGGATCTCGGCCCGGTGGTTGAGATGGTTGCTGACGGTGTCCCTGACCTTCATGGCAGTTCCTCCGAGGTTGTGCTCCGAGCAACGCGCTCGGATGCGGGGTGTATACATCTGGCTATATCGGCAGCGCAAGGGGGCGCCATTAGGAATTCTTGTAAGAATTTCTTACCGCGTGAAATCGCGGGGAAAGTGCGTAAGTTGAGCGGCGCATGGTGTCGATGACGCAACACCAGCCAGGATCGTTCACCGTCGAGATGTCGCATGAGGGGGATGGATCAAGCCCGTCGCAGGAATGGAGCCAGGAATTCCTGCTGATCTCAGATGCCCACATCGACAACGCGCACGCCGACCGGCAGATGTTCGAGCGGCACATGCGCCAGTGCCGGGAGCGCGGGGCGAAGTGGATCTCGAACGGGGATTTCCTCTGCTGTATGCAAGGAAAATACGATTTGAGGTCTGACACCTCGGCTTGCCGGCCCGAGCACCGCGAGGGGCGCTACCTCGACGCCGTCATCAACACGACCGCCGACTATCTCGCGCCGTGGGCTGACATGGCGCTGATGTTCGCTCCCGGCAACCACGAAACCGCGATCCGAAAGCGGCACGAAACCGACATGAACGAGCGTCTGGTCGAGGCGCTCAAGGCGAGGAACAAGGACTGTCGTGCATATGCAGGCAGTTATGCAAACTGGGTGCGGTTCCTCGTCCGCAAGAAGGGCCAGCGCCAGCTCGTCGCCGGCAGCGTCGTGATGTACATGCACCACGGCTACGGCGGCGGCGGCCCCGTGACACGCGGCACCATCCAGACGGCGCGCATGGCGGTGTATCTCCCGGACGCCGACCTGATCTGGACGGGCCACACCCACGACGAATGGATCATGCCGATCCAGCGGGCGAGGCTGTCGCTCCACGGCAGGCCGTACCTCGACCGCGTCCTGCACGTCAGGAGCCCCGGCTACAAGGACGAGTTCAGCGAGGGCAATGGATGGGCCGTCGAGAAGGGCATGCCGCCCAAGCCCAAAGGCGCGCTGTGGCTCAAGTTCTGGATGGAATGCGCCCGCAGGAACGGGGTCGCCACCCGTACCCTGCGCTTCGAGGTCCGTGAAGCGCAGTAACTGACCGTCTGAGAAGGACAGATCCAGGAGCATCCATGCCGACGCCAGCGAAGGGCAAGCGATTCGTGAAGGTGGTGAAGAACCCGAAGACCGGGCGCACCAACAAGGTGAGCTACGGCCAGGCCGGCAGGGCCAAGGGCGGCGGCGACCGCATCAAGCCTGGCACCGCCAAGGGCGATGCGTATTGCGCCCGCAGCTGGGGGCAGATGCAGCGCAGCCCGGCGGCGGCACGCAACCCGAACAGCCCGCTGCGGCTCTCGCGTGCGAAGTGGAAGTGCAGCGGCAAGACCTCGAGAGGATGAACATGGCGAAGAAAGCAGCAAAGCGCGGCCTGTACGCGAACATCAACGCACGGCGCAGGGCCGGCACTAGCCGACCGAAGTCCAAGTCCACGGTCAGCCCATCGGCCTGGAAGGCGATGAAGCGCGGATTCAAGTGAGCCGGCCATGAGGGTCCGTCTCGGCGGCAAGTACTGGACGCTCAGGTTCAGCCCGAACCTGGCCGACTACGGCAACATGGTCGATCCGGGCCATGCCGCCGGCCGCGTGCTGCGGATCGCCACGTGGCAGTCCGAGGAGGATCGTTTGGACACGACCCTCCATGAGGCCATACATTGCTGCCGACCGGAATTGGACGAAAAGGCCGTCACCGACTTGGCGAACGACCTGTCGCGCCTGTTGTGGAAGCTCCAGTACAGGCGCGAATCCTGACCAATCAGTCGCGCCAGTACACCTCGTCGCCTCGGCGGTAGTGCTTGAAGTCACGCTCGCCCTTGACGTATGAGGTGAAGTGCGAGTCGATGTACTGCACGTAGTTGTTCGGCAGCAGCATGAACCAGCCTGAACTCGTCTCGATGAGGTTCAGGGGCTTGTGCTCCTGTGGGTAGCGGCTGAAGCCATCAGACCAATCGAAGACGATCCCCGTGTGCCGGCCCGTGAACCCGGGCTTGTCGCCAAGCGCCGTCTTCTGCGCGACGCCCATGCATGGCAGGCCCTCGAGGTAGTTGAGGTGCACGGCCTCGAGGTGCTCGCCCATGCCGCCCCAGGGAACGAGCTCGCGTGATCCGCCGCCGGCGACCGCCTGCGGGTGGAACGCGGTGGTCATGGACATGAGGTGCAGCGGGATGCCGCACCAGTGCGCGCCCGTCTCGAGCAGCACGTGCGCGAGGAGCTCCTGGCCGGGCCGACAGTAGGCCGCGTGCCAGATGCCGCGGGTCGTGCCCTCCGGCATGTTCGGCCCGAGCGCCGAGTTGTGTACCTGCACGTAGAGGTGAAACGGAAGATTTGCGTGGCGCGGCATTTGCGTAGGTATACTGCCGGTGCGGAGGGGTGAGTCTGAGGTGGCTTCGGCCCCAAACACTCACAGGGGCACCGGCAGAAAGGCCGCGAGGCACGGCCCGGTGCAGCGCATCCCTTGGTGTAGCAAACGCATTCCGCCATCGGGCAGGCCAGGCTAAGTACTGGCGCTGCCCACCTGACTACCAAACTAGTCATGTGACAAAGTGATGACACTTGACGGCAAGTGTCAACATTTCGTCACACGTGAATCGGTCGTATGTGACCCGAAACGAAACGCGGCCCAGGACTTGCGTCAACCAGGCCGCGCTTCCGGGGGTTCAGTCAGGTCGCGACGCGCTCGGCGGCGACTTGCCGCTCTGCCTCGTCAGAGAGCCGCGCCTGACGCGGGAACGGTAACCCGGCATTTCGCGGAAGTCAAGGCTTGACCGCCGGAATCCGGTCGTTACCATGCGCGCAACGAGCGGCTGGCGCCGTTCATCGACAAACGACTGAGGGTGGGGCGGGTAAGCTTGCCAGCCGCTCCCCGCCCCGCCCCAGTCATTCAGGACACGATGGCGCGCAAGAAGCCCAGGAAGCCGAAGAAACTCGGAGATCCCGACTGGCAGCGGACGATTCCGCTGGCAGCGGAATTCCGCAGCAGGTCGGCTGGCTTTGAGCGCGTGCGCTCCGGGCGCACGACAACCAGGCGGTAGTCACGCAGCCGCATTGCCAACGGGCATCCCCGAGCAGGGAACCCTCATCGCGTGAAGCAAGCGCCTCCCGGCTTCATCGGGGAGGAATCGACGTCAGACTTCCCGTGTCGGGTGACCCGGCGGGAAGCCGGTTGCATGGGCAACCGTGGTGAGAACGACAACCAGCGGCTCGTCCCCGCGAAACAGGTGAAATCGTTCAGTCTGACCGAAGCGCGGCTCCGAGTGGGCTGGTTCGTCAGGCGACCCCGGCAACGGGGTCATTCCCTCTGCGCTCACCACGTGAACTGAAATCCGTGGTTCGGGGGGCGCGAAGCGCCCCGCAGAGTCCTGAGCGAAGCGAAGGACGGATCGGAATAATCCCTCCCCTGTCGCCGGCTCACCCCAGGCGCCGCGAGCGCAGCGCAGCGGAGCCATAGGCGAAGCGCAGCGGAGCGCAGCGAGCGGCGTCCTGAAAAACCATCGTTTCATTGCGAGATGCGAAACGAAACGAACGCTCTGTAGCATCGCCCGCATGGCGGGAAGGCGTCGACCGAAGCACAACCCCATCCTCCTGGCGCAGTTCGATGACTGCCTCCTCGGGATCATGTACCCCCGCCCGGACGAAGAAGACTGCATACCCGTCGCCGTATACAGCGCCGAGATGATCGCCGCACGCCTGCGCGACAACGAGAACATGACGATGGCCGAGGCCAGGTGCTTCGTCACCGACCGCATCGAGCAGAACTACCTCGGCCCCGGCACCCCCAGGATCATCTGGCCGGCAACCGCCGAGGATTTCGGGGAAGTCATCACCGGGAAGTGATATACTGACAGCAATGAATATCGGCTCGTATGAGGATTTCAAGCAGGCGATCACGCAAGCCGTGACCGAGGGCGGCACCACGCGAAGCGCCCTCGCACGCCGCCTCGAGGCCAAAGGCGCACTTCGCGCCCATACCGTGCAGTGCCTCCTGTCCAGCGCCCCCGTGATCGGCCGCAGACGCCCCACGTTTGATTCCGTCCTGAAGATCGCCCATGAGGCTGGATTCGACCTCCGGCTCGTCCTGAAGGATTCCTGACCATGCCCAGCAAGTCACCCGCCCAACGCCGTCTGATGGCCGCCGCCGCCCATTCCCGCGCCTTCGCCAAGAAGGTCGGCGTCCCCATGAAGGTCGCCAAGAAGTTCAACCGCGCCGACGTCCGCGCCAAAGGCCGGCGGAAGAAGTGACCTCCCTCGTCGCCTACGACGAGAACGGCCGCCGCGTCGGCCAGACCCACCACAATGCCACGATCACGGACGAAACCGTCGCCGTCATCCGCGAGCTCCACGAAGACCGTGGATGGGGCTATCGTCGCATCGCCAAGCACCTCTCCCTCCGCTGGCAGACGGTCGCGAAGATCGCCCGCTACCAGCGCCGCTCCGCAGTCCCCACCGCCTGGCGGCGACCTCGTCGTGCGCCGGAAGGTCGGGCGGCCGGCGCTGACCAAGGCGCCTGAACCGCTTGCCAGCGAAGTGCTTACGTGGCTTGCGCAAGGCAAGACCCTCACCGCGTTCTCCAGCCGAGAAGGCAAGCCCGACCGCGTGACTGTGCATCGGTGGATACAGGCCGACCCGGAATTTGCGCAACGCTACAGGGAAGCACGCGAGTCCGGGCTCGACGCCATGTTCGAGCAGTGCGGTGAGATCGCGGACATCGAGCCGGAAACGCCCGTGCAGGCCGCCTGGCGTCGGTACCAGATCGACACCAAGCTCAAGATCCTGCGCATGGCGAACCCCGCCAAGTACGGCGAGAAGGTCGCCGTGGACCACGGCGGCGGCATCGTCCTGAACGTCATCACCGGCGTCCCGGATGCCTGAGACGATCCGGCTCGGCTACGAGCCCAGGGCGTGGCAGCGCAAGTGCCACCTCGAGCGCCGCCGCTTCACCGTCCTCGCCC